GTGAAGTCGGACAGTTCCAAGCTCTTCTGCTTGCTGGTCAGGTCAACCCGCTTGTAGAAGTGCTTCTCAAGCTTGAGGTCGATTGAAGTCTCGGTCTGTTCGCTGGCTGCCGTGCTGGATGTGAACTCCGCAGCGTCAACCACGGCAGGCGGGATCGCAACCTGCACGGAATCGCCTACCTTGGAAGCTGTGAACATTCCTTCCTTGTCGCGGCTGACTGCATTGCCGACGATTAAACGGTTGTTCAATGCGATAGCCGCGTCCATGGCGATCATCGTGGGGGTCAAAAATGTGTTACTCATGTGATACCTTCTTTCTTTTTCGTGTTACCGCGCGCCAAAATAGCGGACGGGTTAAATGATACCTCTTGCCTTCAAGTCCTTCTCTCGTTCGGCTGGTGACATTTTTTCAACGTCCGCGCCTGGCGTTTGTGGTGCAGATCCCCCACCTGGGCGACCCGTCCCACCCCCTGCGGCCTGGCTATCGGCGGCAATCAGCGTCTTGTAACCTTCATTGAAGGCTTTAAGAGCAGACGCGACCGCTTCCACGTCGTCAAGGTTTTGAACTGCGGCCAGACTTGAATCCAAAAGAATCCGTCCGGCGTCGGGTGTAACTGCGGGAATAAATTTGACCGTGTTCGCGATCTTGTCAAGAGCGACCGTCCGCTTTGCCTTGCCATACTCAGCTTGCACCGCGTTAAAATTGGCCTCTGCCGTTTCAGCGCGTTTCAAAACCTTTGTATACTCGGCCTTAATCTTTTCGGCTTCTGATAGCCCCGAAGTCTTGAGAGTCTCAACGTCAGCCTCGATTGCCGCTAGCTTGTCAAGTGCCTCTTTCTTTTCAGAAAGGATGCGCCCTGCCTTCGCCTCTGCGTCTTTCAGCTTCTTTTCAGTCTCTCCAGCCTTCGCAAGCGTTGAAGTGATAGCCCCAAGGACATCAGCCCCTAGTGCCTTCCCTACTTCCGAATCCGTCAATTTAGCTAACAGTTCCTCGTTTGTCATAATTATTCCCACCTTATACCTTCCGCGACTTTACGCTCGTCGCCCGCGCTCGCCTCTTTACGGGGAGACACCCATACACGGCTAAACGGTAGCCGCCACCCAGGGTCTCCCCTGTTAAATCGTTACTGCCTCGTCTTCCTTGTCATCCTTTTGCTTCGTTTCTGTAGACTCACCCGGCATTACCTCCATGAATGAGGCCGGAGCGAAAAGCTGGATCGCGTCTGCGATTGCCTTATCGTCCTTCTCGGAAATGTTAGTCTGCCCTATCTTCTTTGCCCGTTCAAACAACTTGGACAGGAAGAATCGCGTCAATTCGTCGGGCATGGAAACGGCAAGGGCTTTAGTAATCGCCTCAATCTCGTCCTTGAAGCTACCCACATCGAAAGCGCGGTTATATGCTGGCGACCAAGCCTTGATTGTAGAGTCCCAAAGGGTCATAATTGCGACGGCCTTCTTTTCCGCGTCTTCCAGTAGCTCTGCGCGTTCCCTCATGACCTGCGAAACGTCTAAGTAGTCCCACGCCTTAGCCTCTGCGCTGGCGACTTGCCGCGTTTCCTGTTGTAGCATGAGGCCTACGGAATCGAATAGCTCGCCCTTTAAAGCCTTGAGTTCCTCTCGGATAGTACCAGTGGCGGCTGCGTCTGGCATCATATACCCCGGTGTCTGGTCGCCTTGGTTTAACAAAATCGGATAGCCCTGCCCGAAAATCATCGAAACGGCTGTCTCTGCGCTGACCTCAAACTGTTGTTTAACCGTGTCCAGAAGTGAAGCCGGAACATAAGGTTGCGGGAAAACACAATGGAAAAAGTTTGAACGGTTCGCGCTTTCCAAGTCCATGATTGTCTTGTTTACGCTTTCCAGATTGTCAAATTGGTGTGGGTCTGCGCTGATTTCACCTACAAGGACGAAAGGAACCACGGGAAGCGGAACACCTGCGCGTATCTCCAGAAGTTGCTCGGACTCGCTGTCTACCGTGTTTGAGTCTTGCTTGAAAACGAAGGTCGTCACCTTGCCAGGCTCCCAAAGACGGCGGACTTTAGCGGTTGCAGAATCTGAAAAAGGATTAGGCGCAAAATAGACGGTCTCTTCCGTGAGAAGCCAAGATATACCTCCCTTGGGGTCGATCTTCCAGTCCACGACTTCAAGCGCGGAGTACAGCTTCCAGTAAGGGCGTAGCTTGAGCCGTTCCTTCTCGGCCTGTGAAATGCTACCGCTCTGCATTGCGGCAACGTCTAGGCCGATCCACGCCCAGCGGCAGGTAGTGACAAGTGAGTTGAGGCGGCGGATAAATTGATTGAGGCTTTCCCCGTCGCTGGTAATGTCTGCGACGACTTCTTGGTCAGCTCCTGGACGTGTCGGGCGCACTCCAAGGACGTGCTGATTAATCTTTTCGGCAATGCGCCCCAAGTAAGGGATGGAATGGCTTTGATCTCTGCGCCCTGTAACGACTGACCCGTCTTTTCGGATCGTTCCTTCCCAGTCTGATTTGGACTCACCGGGGAATCGAGAAAGTCTTTCGTTAATGTAAGGCCGTCCGCCCTTATAGCCCAAGAGGTTAATGTTAAGCTGTTTTTTCCGTGCCTTGTAAGTCGGGTTTTCGCGTGTTGCGATAACCTCCCAGCGTGTTTTGACAGCCATGTTTTAAACCTCCGTTAAAGCGTTGAATTAGTCCATAAGAGCTAGACCGCTCCCTGTTTTCATGGTTTCATTATAGCAGATTGCTAAAGAATCGCAAGCATCATCATGCTTTCCGTCGGGAAAAGTTTGGAATTGCCTTTTCCACTCTGGAAGCCATGAAGCCCCGCGCGGGACGTGAATGTGACCCGTTTGGAAAATAGGCTCTAAATCTGCCAATTTTGCGGCCTTATCCCCCGGCATCCGTGACATTGTGACAAGACGGCGGCCTTTTAGGATCCGCTGTATCTCGATTGCCGCGTCCTTGTAAGCCCCGAAAGCCTCGATTGCCACGGGAACGGATCGCCCGTCCCTGTCGGTTGTCGCCAAAATGGTCGCGTTACGTTCCGGGGCCTCCCATTGGCCAATAGTGACATCTTTAACCCAGACATGAGGCAATCCCACGGCGTCCTTGACGACGGCCCCAAGCGTCCCGACGGTGAAGTCCGGGCTGTCCTTGTCGCGTTCCTTTGAAGTCGAAGCCAAGTCCCAAGCGCGGACATAGCGGGCCGAAGGAAACTCGGAAAGGTCATGCTCCTGAATAAGATCCACGCGGAAACGGTTGCCCTTGTCATTGACAGGGTTGCAGTCCAGAAGCGCGGATGCCCAATTTTGACCCAAAAGAGCGTACTGGCCAGCGTACCAATCACGGCCTAGGCGTTCCTCAAATAGATAGGTTCCATCCTTATTCCTTGCCGGAAAGCTCAACCTTTTGAATGGGGCCAGGCCGTCGCCCTTCTCTTCTGCCGCCCGAAGCCGTCCTCTCACATCGTCAACGTGCCAAGAAGTCGCGCATAGGATAACGATTGAAACAGGCGCGCGCCGTGTCATAGCGTCCCCAAAAGCTTCCCAAGTGCTGCGCCTGAAGGTTTCGCTTCTTGCCTCGCCTCTATTTTTGCAGAAGTCGTCGATAATGATGAGATTTCCTCTTTTGCCAGTAATAGCACCGCCTAGACCTGCGGCGGTTACAAGGCCAGTTCCTCCATCTATTCGCCATTCCTGTATTGCATCGGAACCCCTTGAAATTTTGACTCCTGGGAAAACGTCTTTATATTGCTTTGATTGAATTATCCACTTTGCCTCCTTGCTGAATCCTTGGACAAGGCTGTCGCCGTAGCCAGACATAATAACGTCTGGATCGCTTTTCTGTGCGCGTCCAAGAAAATAAGGGACAAGTGCGCGGCTTACAATGTCGCTTTTCCCATGGTTAAAAGGAACCTCAATATCCAAAGAAGTGGACTCACCGCGCAGGAAAGCCTCGATTGCTTGGTCTATGGCGGCGGCAATAGTGGCAGTATGGCGACCGATAACGAGAGGCCACGGCTTCCACCAGACGGCTGCAAGGAATGCCAGGAAGTCGGTGCGCGCCTTCTCGTTAGCCTCGCGCCTTGCCTTTTCCAGCCGCAATTGTAAGAGCCTGTTGTTCGAGTCGTTCAAGTTCCTCCTTTAGCTCGGCCTCAGTCATGTTTTCGACCGTCCCGCTGATTCGAGCGTCCACCCGTGTAGGGGCGTGATCCCCATACATTCTATTTAATTCTTGGATTGCCGCCACGGGGTCACGGATTTTCAGCTTTGTAATAAGACCACCGCCTTTATTCTCGGACAACACGCGCTGTTCAATGTCGGAAAGGGCCGCAGAGTTTAGCGTGTCCTCTGTGGCTTGGATCGCTACAAGGCCCGGCGCCGAGACCTTGACGAAGTTTGACAGCCGGCCCATGGCGATCTCGGACAGAATGGCGGCCCGTTGCTCAAAAGTTAGGATAGCGACTTTCTTCTGTTCTTCCCGAAAGGTTGCGAGTTTGGCCTGTACCCTTGGGTCGGTTAAAAGCTTGCTCGCTGACACGAAAGCCGACCTTTGAGAATAACCTGCGGCAATGGCTGCGCGTGTCCCGTTGTAATCTTTTAGGTATTCCGTGATAAAAGTCTGCGCTTTTTGTGATAATTCGACACTTTCAAGCGGTTTTTTCTCTTTTTTAGTCATAATTGTTAAACCTTAGCTAATCTTATCCGTATAACCATGCCCGAATAATAGCAAGAAACGCCCCCGAATTGCAAGGCGTTTTTATTTTTAGCTTGTAATAACATATGGCAAGTGTGCTAAAATCATTCCTGAAATATCATTTAACACGGTTTGTCACTCCCCCTCGGTTTGATCCCGAAAGTCGCCGCCTTCGCTAATGCCTCTACAGCTATGTCGTAAGCGTCTAGACCATAAGCCGTATGTTTTACCGCCTCTAGTGCCTCGACAAGCTCCTGCGCGATCCTGGAGGCTCTGGCGACCCTGCTGGCGAGAATCGGTGCGGCGTTACGGATAAAGCAGACGTTTTTGAGCGTTTCTATGTCGTTTGCGATAGGCTTACCTGTTTTGTCAAGGATAGCCCTTATGTCCTCTCTTACCGTCCAAGGCGGGTCTGGAATAGCGCGGGAAGACATGAGGACATTTCCTGCCAGTAGCTCGGTTGACTGGTTCGCGGGTATCATCTTATCCATTGACGACCTCCTTTAGGTTGCGAGCGGTTTCGAC